CATAAAAAGGAGAAGGTAGGTTAGTGTTATCACGTTCATAAACAACATCATCCTCTACTTCATCAAAGACACTTTCTGCTGTCTCTCTCAAAGTCATTTGTGTTTGAAGATCAAGGCCATCAGTTAAGCCAAAGTTCCAAGAAACAACCTCAAAAGGTTTGTTAGTCCAGCCAAAACGTGTATTAGTGATCCTAACATTGTCGCCAACTTGTAGCCCCAAGGTACGAAGACCAAAGGATGCATTGATAGTAAGTTGTTGACGGTTACGCTCAAGTGTGATTAGGGCTAGACGACGAGCTTCGATAGATGTATCTGTAAACGACAAGTTGACGTCAGCTACAGATTCCTGACCACCGTCAATAGCTACAAATTCAGAGCTAGTTCGTTGTGGATAGTCTGTTACCTGCCAGTTAGTTTCTTCACCACGGAAAGTACCTTTAATAGTGTTGAAGTTGTCCCTACGAGAGTGACGAGTTGAAACACTTACACTAGAACGGAAGTCATCTTCATTGAGGTCCATGACAGGTTCAGTCCAGTAAGCTGGCTTCATACGCCATTTACCTTGAGCATACCACATTGTACCGCCCATAGAGGTGAGCAAATTACTGATTGTATCGTATGGAGTTGAACCTGTGGTAAAGGAACCGTTACAAGTATAACGCTTTGTACCAGCAATGGTATCCGTCTCATTACAAATTACTACAGCAGCATTAACCAAGTCGTCATCAATGTTAGCTTCTATCTCACCAAGACCATAGCCTGTAGTAATAAGGTAGTCCCTTAGACATAAAGCAGGGTTATCGGACCAAGCTGTAAGTCCTGTAGATGGATTCTTGACCTTCTTGCCTTTTACTGTTGCTGTAAAGACTGGGATGCCATTTGGAAAAGAATCTTGGTCGTATTCCATTTGGATATACATATAGGCAATACCACGAAGCCTATGCTCATTCGTCCACTTACTTGAAGCAAGGATCAAAGCACCATCAGCCGACTGGTCAGGAGAACCAAGATGTGTATTAACACGAACAAGAGAACACTTATTACCATAAACTGCGTTTGGTTGGTTCGCAAGGTCCGAGGGTTTTGCTTCCCTTGAGTATTGGGAGGGGCTAATTACATACCCATACCCATTAAGCGTGACAACCTCATCATTAAGGTAAATGTCCTCAAAGGATTCAATCTCGTGACCAGCGACACCAATAATACGGTGTAGATATTTGTTGTTGGAACCTGTAGTCTCATCAAAGAGAATAGCACCCCCAACTTTAACTTCACCATAGACGATCTGGTGATCTAGGGCTGTACCACTAGTGTTGGTCTGATAACCACGGTCTGAACCTGCGAGGGAAGGCTTAGGGGATAAAGCCCCGATAAGTGCGTTGGTCACAAAAGATGTAACAGCTAAACCAACTAAATATGTTGCTGTAGCTGATGCGGCAAGGGCTGTTGCGCCTATTTGGGTTAAAATGTAAAACCCTACGGTTGATGGCATAGTTACAATTCCTTTTCAAACGAAGTTACGACTTTTGTATAACCAAGTCTGTCCATCAGTTTGTCTATTGGGTTAAGCTCTGTAGTGTTTATAAGAAGTGTTGAGTGGCCATCCTGCTTGATACAATCTTCAGCAAACTTTATTAAACGGACCCCAGCAAAACCTTTTCTATAAGGTTTATCTAAGAAAATTGCATCGTTCATGACCTTGAAGCTCCCCTTGGAATGAAGGTTTGGTACAATTAAAGCCGTAAAGTACCCAACAAGTTTATTACCGTCTCTACAAGTAAACACGTAGAGTGAGCCTTGTTTTTCTAGAGATTTATAGATGTCCCAATCTGGGTTGAGTTTAACAGCAATGTTATCGTGCTGGACTTCTGCCCAATCTTTTTCTGCAAGTTCCAAGACCTCTGGAATAAAAGTGTCTAGAAACTCTTGTTGATATTTAAGAGGCACTCTTCTTCCCCCAAGTTAGGGGTCTATCCTGCATATCTTCAAGGAACTCTAATCCTTTGTCGTTAGAATAAACACTCTTTTGATAGGCAGAGGTAAAACGTGCTACCCTAGCCCTTTCAAGATCAATTAACCTGTTCTCAACTTTAAGCTCAATAGTAGATGTCTCAGGACCATCCTCAATGTTCATCTGATCCATGTAGCCTGAGAACAACTGGTTAAAGCCCTTCTCACCAGTCTCTAAATTGATACGACTGCCGTCCTGCAAGAGGATATAGTTACCAGTTTCCTTAAGTAACGACCCAGAAAAGAATGTACCAAAGTAGATGTTGCACACACGCCCCTGATAAGGCTCACTTAGGGCTAAGGAAAGAACTTCTGAAGGGATACCGCTTAACGTGATAGTAGCCCCTCTAACGGACATCTCAGCAGTTTCTTCAATATCTGAGATACTTAGAAGGTTACCAGCACCAATCCACTCAGTCCCATCATCAAGGACAAGTGTCCCCTGACCTGTCCACATACGCAATATCCTATCCGTTGTTGTCGTGCTACCGATAGGGATAAAAGTTCCCTCCTCAAAAAGGAGTTCAACAGCAAAGAAGGGACGAACCACATCTTGAGAGATTGCGTCTATAGTACTTGGATCAAGATCACGGGACATATGTTATTATTCCTTAATGTAAGGGTTGTCGGGTTATTCAGCCCGCAAGGCTGGCTCTGGTGCTGGCTCTGGTGCCTGCGCAGCCACATGAGCCTCATACGCTGCGATGATCTCTGGGGTGTGCATCAGTGCTGCCAAGGCTTGAACCTCTTGTGGCTCCCCTGTCACATCATCATTAGGTGCAATGACGTGGCGGTGGAAGCTGCGGCTGATCTCTACGCCATCACGTTCGATGACTGTGGCGTGGCGGCATTGGATGTGCTTGAAGGGTCCAACTACTTCGTATTTGTCGATGATGGTGCGTTCTGTTAGTGTTGCCATTGTGAGGCTCCTTTGTATTACTTGTTTATCGTGGCGTTGTTGCCACCTGACTACCCTGTGATCCAACAGGGTTGGTTATGCTACTGGATACGATCCTGAGAATATTATATCGCCATCTGCACTAAACTCTGTTGAGGTAATCGTACTTGCACCTGTCGTTAAATCCCAAACACGAATATTGAATTGAGTCGAATTCGTGTTTGTATAACCCGTCAAAGAATAACCAGCCGTTATAGCCAAACCTGCTGCGGTTCCGACGTGGATTGGTGAAAAGCTATCCGCTGCACTACTATTTGTGAAAGGCAGGTCGTCCACAGCTAGCGTACCTGCGATTGTACCAAGTGACGATATTCTTACCCTACCTTGTATGAAAACTCTATTGCCAATCTTGGTGTAATAACCAGTTTGATTTACATAAGTAGCCGTACCTGTCGTTGAACCATCTAGCCGAGGCGTCCAAGTCCCCTCCTCGTAATCATCCAGCGTATTGGCTGCTGAATAAACACCAGCAGCAGTGCCAAGAGTTACACCAGCAGGGATGATGGCATGGCCTGACGAGTCGATGCGCATACGTTCTGAGCCAGCAACAGAGAACCCCAGAACGTTAGGCAGTCTAAACATGCCCAGACTGCTATCAGCTAGGAAGGAGTAGTCTGGCGTGGCAGCACTGAATGTAGACCCAACGTATGTCGAACCTGTAACCCCTGCGTGACCACTCACATGCAAAGGGTAGCTGGGTGTCATACCGATACCCACGTTACCGCTGCTGTCGATGGTCATACGGGTGTTGGTGGAGCCTGTATCGAAATATATAGGGGTGTCACCAACAGAGCTTGTTGACCTAATCCGCATCTCATACGGACTGTCCCAGTTTTTCATAATGCGTCCAGCACGAGCGGAGTCGGTCCTATCTCCACCTAAATGGATTTGATTATAACCAGAGCTTTTTACAACAGATACCTCGCCATCCACAGTCAGCCCATCAGCCGTCACTGTGCCAGTTACGTCAATAGGTGGAGTATTCTTAAAGAACTCTGCACGAGTAACAGCCTTAGTTTGGTCTGCGGATGTATCAACAACGACAAATTCATCAGCATCCGCAAGATTAGCCCCAGTGATATTAGTCAGTTCTGATATTTTTTGGTCAGCCATAGTATTTCTAATCCTTAAGTGATAGCTTCAACGGCTTCAAAAGAGATACCGTAGACAGATGCATTGTTGATTGACCATGTAGTCACGTTATTAGCTAGGCGGAAGACACCCTTAGGACTATTAAATGTTACTGTAGCACCAGTATAATCAGACCGTAGTGCGGGCCATATCTCTAAAGAACCGTTACCTGTTTGGTCTTCAAGCACTT